GAATGAATGTGTGTGAGTGAGTATTGGATCCTGCCACTCAAACAGGACTGTACATCGAAGAGAACATTACAAGAACGCACAGCCGTGCAGTCTCTTGGCATTCCGGGGCACCATTACGTGTCGACCTTAGCACTGAAGTTTTGCGTCCACATACGACAGGCACCATAACGTGCTTCAATCGTATGCTTCACAGTTTTGGCTGTTCTACACTCTCCGACCCAATTGCTGCTTTGATGTCTGGTAGCCGTCCAGATGTAAGTTGTTAAGCCGGACAGTCCGGCAAACATGCTCAAGTGAGCTTCACGAAAGAAGGTCGTGCACGTGGGTTGGTAAAGTAGTCCAATCCTTGCGCACGGGCTGGTAGAATGGGGTGATGGCATTGTACTCCGCTTCAATGCACATCTGCTCATCCGGGGTGATATCGAACGCACGCCAGAAAGAATATCTAGCGTCCTCCGAGATCGCAAGATCTCGGCGATGCATCCCTTTGGACTGCCAGAACAGTCCGCCGATGAGTGTGGGGTCTTTCAGGGAAAGAGGTTTCGCGTTGCGGCCGGCACGCACAAAGGAGCGATAGAACGGGTCAAGAATGGGAATGCCACCTGCCAGCGAACTGCCAGACATGCCCACACACTTGATCCAAGATTCGTACTCCTTGGCGTTGTTCCACGGCTTCAGGCTGATGCAGTCCTTCGCAATGCACGACCTGGGATCCCGGACCATAGTCCAGGATGCGCCATCGTACACAGGTTGCGACTGACAAAACACCACCTTCTCCAGCTCGTAGACCGGCTCCTCCACAACCATATTGAAACCCATTTCCTTGAACCAGTGATCCAGTCCTTCCGAGAATCGGGCGAGGTCGTTCTTGTTGCAGATGATGACGCAGTCATCACCGTTGTTAGCCAACTCGAACTTGACACGGCGCTCAGTACAGTAGGCGATCAATAAAGCACATGCGATCAGGCAATTGCCTAACCCTGTGTTCATGTCGCCAGAGCATCGTGTCCCCTCAATCTCGTAACGTAACCAGCCGTCAGCGCAACGCCCGAATGCACGGTTGTGAATCTGCCATTTAAGGAGATTCCGCAACCACTTGCGATCACTCGGACTACGTAGCAACCCAAGATAAAACTTGTGTTCCCACTCCAGCGCTTGACGTGAGACGTGTTGATCGAACCTTGAAGCGTCAAGGCCGATAGCACACGCTATCCCATCACCCCCCATCGCCTCCCATTTCCGGTGAAATTGAGCTCCGATCTGTGATGCATTCATGCCTTTCATCACAG